TATAACCTTCCATTCCTGCTTTTTTACGTTTTTTATCTCCCATTTTATAAAGTTCCATAATACGTTCAGCAGCATCTTCAGATTTACACACATCATCCCAGATGTATGGTGTTTTAGGTGAACCTTTCAATGTACGAGCTGATGGGTAGACTGGGAATGCCCATTTACCATGTTTCTTATATTTGCCCGTATGATTTGATGGGAAATCAGCATCGAAATCAATCCAACTACCATTTTCGTCTTCAAAGCGCATTTGGTCTTGCATCCCGCCTGTTACATTAGCAATAATAGGAGTACCTGTTAATAATGCTTCTGTTAACGATAAACCCCAACCTTCATTTGATGTTAGTAATATTTGGACATCAGCTAAGTTATATAAGTAATTTAAATGTTGAGTAGATAACTTTTGGGTAGAAAACTTGATTTTATCTGAATTTTCACCGAAAATATAATCAGCTACTGCTTTTAAATCGGTACCATGATCACTTACTAATTCAGTATGTAATATAAAAGTACATTTATCTGCCTTTTCTTTAGGTAATTGATCTAGAAAATATTTCCAGGCTAACATTGTATCCGGGATTTGTTTACGTCTAATGTTTCGTGAATTAAAGAATAAGACAAAATCCTTATCTTCTACCCCTGCTTGTTTTTTAAACGCATTAAATTCTAAATCTTCAATTGTAATAGGATAAAAATTACTAATGTTCATACCATGAGGTACATAATCAATAATTTTAGTTTTAGCTTTATCACCTAAAACCATTTTATTGATATTAACTGTTTGTTTGGATATACCTAACAATGTATCAACAGATTCATAGAATGTTTTATTATACATTGGTGCTGGTAAGTCATCCCAAATATTTAAATAAATGATTGGAACTTTTTGTCTTACTTCATTTTCAATTTGGAATAACCACTCAAAGTAACGAGGATCAGTAATTAAAAATATAGCATCAATTTGACGTTGTTCCATCAATTGGCGTAATAATCTAGGATCACCATAACCATTATTAGGTTGAATTAATACTTCAGCATCTTCAATATTAGCATGTTTATTAATTTCTTCTGATAGATCAAATATTTTTCCTTGGTCTGGGTGCTTCATTGCTGCCCCGATATTATACCAATTATAACGATGAGCAGTATGTAGAACTATTTCTTTACCTACATTACCCACACCTGAGGTAAAACGGATATCATCAGTAAGCAACAAAATATTTTTTCGTTGCTCTTTTGGAATATAACCTTCTTTCATTTATTTAGAGATCTAAATTGTTGTGATTGTTTATTTGTTTTCTAAAATCTTCATCTGTAAGATACAAATGAATAGCGCGATCAGCAAGTTTTTGGAATGAAAACTTACGCTTTACACATTCAATTTTAAATTCATTAAATAAATCACTTTTGATTTTAACACTTGTAAGTGTTTTGTCTGTAGTAGCCATAACGTTATTTATTATATTTTTATATACGTATATTATTATCCTTCAAAAGTCGCGGAACATAAATGAGTCTTGAAGTAAGGACACCATTTACAATTATTATTAGTTAAAGCAGGCATATCTTTCTCATTATACCCCTCAGATGTAAAACAATTATCTAAAAATTCATTTAATGATTTAGTTGCTTGGTTAACTGAAGTTTTTCCTGAGGGTGGTCTAAACTGTTGGATACGCTTAATTACAAAATCTTGTGATTCATATAATTTACGTTTTACAATAAAGAATTCAATATCAATGTCATTAATTGGGACATTATATTGTTGAGCAAAGAATTTTTTGTATAAAACTAATTGATGTTGTTTAGATTTGTCTTTTTTAGCTTTATCGTTCCATCCACGTGTAGATGTTTTTATGTCGATTATAATGAATTTATTTGTTATTTCATTATACATCACGACATCAAGGAAGCCCATGTATTTTACGCGTGGTAAATGCGGATTAGGTGCCAATACAATTGGTACCTCACAACCTACTAACCACCATCCACGTTTAGAAAAATATTTACGCCTATTTTTTCTAAGGTAATTTATAATTTCAACACCGTCGGAATAGAATTCTCGAAGTGTTTGGGCGTCAGTAAAATGCTCTCCTTTATTCTGTTTATAAGCGTCTGCATAACAATCTCTTAATCTGGTTTCAAAATCTGTTTCTAAATCTAACTCGTCAGCCTTAACTGCACTCTGGTTATACATAATATCAAGATACATTTGTAATGTCTCGTGTAATGCAGTTCCAAAAGTCATGTGAATACTTTGTTCCCTGATTTTATGTCCATCTCTGTATTGTAAAGCCCATTTTTTAGGACATTGAGTATACATTGATAGCTGGGAGTATGAGATATTCTTCTCATAAGCAAAATTCACCGGTTCAGGTGGATTTTTTTGAATTTCTTTAACTATTTGAGGTGGTTTTTTCTTAGCCATAAATTTAAGTATTTATTCTGGTGCTGGTCCTTGGATATAGGTATCTAACTCAAAATATATTGTTTTATTATTATAACATCCAATAGCTTCATCATGAGTTGTTGGGTTATATTCTTTTAAGAATTCCCCATCCCAAGAATTAAACCAAACGTAAGGTGAACCATCTGTTAATAAAGCTGGGATTATTAGGTTGGTAGGATTCCAATCCCAAAACCTCCAAATATCTCTTCCGTCATCTTCAGTCCAACCAAAGGGAACGGCATAATCATCTCTAATATCATAAATGTTTAAACCTACTTCTATAAAAGCAAAACCAAAGTCTACCTGAGTGTATTGTCCAGAGATATAATCTGTTTGTGTATTATTGGGAAGTTGACCATACTTATCCCATATTTTTTTTAAATTTTCTTGAGAAGCAATGCCAGTAGAATGACCTGCGTGTTTTTTAAAAGAATTCCATACATGGGGTTCCCTTGTAAAAGGACATAAATAACCACAATCAGGATATGAATTATATTTTTCTACTAAGTACTTATCCCAATTATTCTGTGTGAAAAAGTAATCATCTTCATTAAAAATAAAATAATCATAGAAATCTTTATACTTTCCATACAACTCAGACCAAGCTCCATAACTAATCCCTTGATTTTTTCTAAAATTTATTTCAACTTCAGTACCTTGAATGTATTTAGGGGTAAGGTTAAAAATTTGGGAAACAAATGGATAATCTTGTTCCCTCATATTAAAATTAAAAATTATTTTATTTAAAGAATGAGAATACTTTTCTAAATAAAAGATTTGAGTTTTTAAAAATTTTAAAGGATCTTCTTTAAAAGAATTAGGGACTTTTCGTCTTTCTCCTAAATAAAAATTAATTATATAACAAGTTTTATTATTCATTAAAATAGTTTTTTTTAAAAGTACTCTATAACATTTAGAGATTTGTATTTATCTCTATCAATTTGATTAAAGTCATAATTAATAATTCTAATACCATTCCTAATAATAGTTAGAGTGTCAATTTCATTAAATTCTCCTAAATCATTTATATTCCATGAATTTAAATGTAAATCTAAATTATAATAAGATTTATTATTAACAATAACTTTTATATTATATAACTCTATATCTTCTAAATTAAATGTATTGGCTTTATTCCAAGCAAACACAAATAGCCTATTATCATTATTTACTATAGGAGTTACCCAAACATCTTCACCTCCTGAGAAGTAAAGATTAATAAATACACCATTTTCTTTAAGTTTAGTATAAAATTTATCATAAAAATTTTCTTTATATATAAGTAAACGTTCATAATTTTCTATAGTTTTATAAGGATCGTTTTTTACCCATTCTTTTAAATAATCTTGATCAAATTCAAACCATTGGTTATCAATTTTATCTAAATTAAAAGAAACAGGGAAACTTATAAGATCTGGGGGGTAGTCTGTTTTATAAAATACTAAACTATATTCATCTAGTAATTTAGAATTTTCTATAAATTCACTATCTGATTTTAATTCAGTATCATATTCTATACAATGTACTTTAGTATACCCTTCATTACGAGCTGTTGATAATCCTAAAGTTACTAATTTTAATGCTGCTAAAGTATGGTTAAAGGGGCGATTTTCTGTTGATAATATTTTAAAATGTTCAGCATTATAGTACATTTGATACTTATATTCAACATCTGTTAATAAAGAATTATCAGCATCATAAATAAAATAATTAATATTATCTATAATATCTTCAGGTATACTACTATGGCTGGTTACCATAATATCAAACAAGTCTTTATTTATAGAATTTACAAAATTACGTAACATATCCCTTCTAAGATTATCGGGGGCATATGTAGTAATTAAAAATAGGTCTTTCATATATTATAAATTACTTATTTCAAATTCATTTTTATTTTCTGAGAAGCGGTTTCCTAATTGGTCTTCAAAAGCTCCTTTACATTGACCAATGTAATGAGTAGGATAGCAAAATCCAAATTGAGAATATAATTGGTTAAATAATGAAGCATCTAAATTTCTTGTTTGTGGGTATGGAAACCAAATCTTGCCCTCTATATTACACTTAGTTCTCCAAGCTACTTGAGATGAGTCAACTTTACAATAAGCATTAATGGGTTTATCATAATGATTTAGCTTATAGGTAGTCCCAGGATGATTATATGTAGTAGATTCTTTACTTTGTGTATAATCTTCTTTAGAAGGATCATAAAATAAAACTTTACTATAACAATGGTTTACATCTGGGTTTAAATTGAAATAAGCATTAAGATATTCTAAATAACCTGGGGTTAATGCATCATCATCACATAACATAAGGGCTATATTACTTGATGAGTTTTTAATAGCCTGATTAGCAAATTTCCCAAAGATACTCCCCCCTTGTTTAATTTTTTGTTCTGTGGTTTGGTTTGTATTAAAAAATGTTGTTTTTTGGAGTAAATCTTTATTTAATATAGATTCAGCTATAGGTTTACCTGGGTTAGGGCTGCCATCATCAATAAAAGCTATTTCAATATTATTATATGTACTTTTATTTAAGCTCTTTAAAGCGTTAACCACCATTTGGGGGCGATTGTAATAAAATAAAAGAATTAAAATTTTATTTGAGTTCATTATAATAAAACATTTGGATGTAACTTCTATCTCTAACTTTTTTACTAATTCCCGTAGGGATAAAACCTAAATCTTCATATAGATTTTTTGCAAAATTATCTTCAAAAACCCACAATGTAGCAAATTTTCTGTATCTTAAATATTCTTTATAAGCTTTTCTAGCATACCCTTTTCTTCTATAATCAGGATGAATATCTACTCCTACTTCACCATTTGGGGTTGATCTTATATAACCTACTTGAGTATCATAATGTGAGATAACATACCATTCTGGGTTTGTAGTGGAAAACCATTCTTGACATTCTTCCAAAGTAAAAATAGAATTATTTTCTAAATATTTCCTAGTACTATCATCATTCCTTATTTCTAGTAAGAAGGGTAAATCTTCTTTAGTTAAAGGAAGTAAAGTAATATCACTTAATATAGGGTTAATTAAAATTTTTCCTTCTTTATTACCATAAAGTATTATATCTTCTATACGTAATTCATAAAATGGTTGTAAATATTTATCATCCATACTTGATAGAAGATAACCTGAGGTAATAATGTAATTTAAAAAATGGATTTGATTCCATACCCCACCCGTATAATCTCTTTTAGAAGGATTTAATTTAAAAACTGATGAATATTTATCTAATGCGTCTTTTGCTGCTGAGTAATTAACTAATCCGTTGCTTATAGCAGCATGGTGGTAAATATCTCCATCATTTTTAGTTTTTGCTATAGCATTAGAACTTACTAATTGAGCAACATATCCTACATTTTCAGCTTCTTGCATTTTTTCTATAAAGGGTTTTATAGAATCTGGTGAAGTAGGAATGTAATCATCTTCTATTAAAAAAGCATAATCTGAGGTGGTAAAATTATTAATATTTTCTATAATAACTTCTTCCCAAGCCCCATAAGAAAAATTAATATTATTTCTAAATATAACATTAATATCTAAAGGAGAAGATTTAATATAAGTTTCTACTTCTTCAGATAAATGAGAAGTTGAACCATCTGTATTAAATATAAAATAGATATTATTTAACCCTTCTGGTTGGGTTTGGAGATATTTTATATGTTGTTGAACTAAAAAGAGTTTATTCTCTTTACCTAAAATATTATAAAATGCAGATCGTCTAGGGCCTAAATAAAATGCTACTATATAATCAAATTTTTTCATGTTAACAATTTTATTTTTTAATCGTAATAAAGTTTTGATGATTTAGCCCTAATGGAATAGTATGATCTAAATTAAATACATACGGATGAACTTCAAAATTTAAATTGTGTTTTTTACAATATTCTGAGATCCACTCTGTAGTTAGGGTAACAATCCACCAATAATCACCTTTGTCTTTATGGTATTGGATTATTTCTTCTCCTAAAAAAGCAGTGAAACCTAACTGGAAACCTTTACTGTAGTAAGGAAGGGTTTTATCTAAAATATTAGTAATTGAATTAAGACCTAAATGAGTGAATATTGAACCTAAAATCATGCAATCTACTTTAGGTAAAATATTATCTAATTCTTTAATGTCTAAAAGATGAACATTATTATTTTCTTTTTCTTTAAAACCCTTACTATCAGAATAAAAATCTTCTATTAAATCTAGCCCATAATATTGAGCTTTAGGGTAATGGTTAAAAAGGGTATGTTGTAATGTACCTTTACCCCCACAACCATAATCTAGTACAGAACAAGTTTCTCCTAAACAATCTATAACTGAATATAGTTGTTTACTTTCCCAATCGTGTCTTAGGATTGGAGTTTTTGGTGGGGCTTCATTAAATATCCCATGAGGAGGTACTTTATTTTTAAATTCTTCTAATGTTATTTTCATTATTAGGTTGTAAATGTTTTTTTACTTAAAGTGCTGATTTCTTCCAAAGTAGGATCCCAATCACCTAATTCTAATTCTTTTAAATTTTTAAATAGATAATTTGGATCTTTAGAAAATTGGGGATATTCCATTGTTATAAAGGGGATATTATTATTTTCTAAAGTCTGTATATTTAGATCCCATTGGGCTTGAAGAGAAGTAGAGTTAAAAATATCCCAGTCTTTCCTACCGATATTTTTTGCGGAAGTAAATATGTCATCTAAATTATCACGAGTTAATAAAATAACTTGAATACCACCGTAAGGTTTTAACACCTCCTGCCAGTAAGTATAACTATTAGTATAAAAAAATAAAGGGGATTTAACTATATCAGATTTATTATACAAATTTAGAATTTCATGGTAAGCATGATCTTTTACAAACTCCATTAAATTAGAAGTATAAATAAGACTATTTATTAAAATTGAATCTCTAGATTCTAAACCTGCTTTCATTGTAGGATCTAAACCTCCTACAGCATCTACTCTATATAAATTACAGTTGATAAAAAATTGGGTTAATGCGCTTGTCCCACATCTACCAGCTCCTGTTATAATAGTAAATCTCACTACCAGCCTTTTTTAATACATTTAACAATATACTCTCTTTCTTCGGGTGTTAACCACCAACCTACTGGGATTGAAACTATTTTACCAATTGTAGCATCTAATGATGGTAATTCTGCTTGGAACTCTCTTACACAAGTATGCTTATCATTACGTTCATGTACTTGTGATACAGCAATATTACACTCATCCATGTGTTTGTAAAATTTATCTCTGTCTTCTACTTTTAAGGAATAAATCCAAAACGCAGAATCAAATCCAGGTTCACGTTTTAATAAAGTTACTTTATCAACATTTTGAAGTTCCTTATCGTAATAAGCGGCATTTTCTTTATGAGCTTTTACCAATTTATCAGCATGTTTTAAATTTTCCATACCAACCGTAGCACAAACATCATTCATGTGGAATTTATAACCCCATTCCTCAATGTCAGCCTCACAACGAAAATCTTTTCTATCACCATCTCTGTCAATTCCGTACCAACGGATTAATTTACCTCTTTTATGTAATTCTTTATGAGGTGAACTTAAGATACCACCATCAATTGAAGTAATATGTTTGATAGCTTGAAGAGAAAACATAGTTAAATTACCATGATTTCCAATTCGTTTACCTTTATATTCTGAACCAAATGAATGTGCCCCATCTTCAATAACTGCTGGTCTAAACCCATACATTTTATATGCTTTATCTTGTATTTGTTTTACGCGATCTAAATCATTAGGATATCCACCCCAGTGGACTAACATAATTACTTTGGTTTTTGGGGTAATTTTTCGAGCTAAATCATCAAGATCCATATTTAAAGTGTCTGGGTCAATATCAACCCACTTTAGTTTTAAACCATTTGCTAATACAGGCCAATTTGAAGCTGTACAAGTCATAGCAGTTGCTAATACTTCATCTCCAGGTTCTAAACCAGGCCATTTTTGGTCCCAAAAAGCTACACCATCAAAATTTTGTTTATGTGTTGCTGGTTTTTTAAGTAAATGTAATGCTAAATGAAGGGCTGAAGTGCCAGCATTAACAGTTTGGACATAATCGTGGTTGAAATATTTTTTTAAGTTGTTTTCAAATTCATCTACTTTAGGTCCTTGACCTATGTAACCACTATTAAGAATTTTTGTTACTTCTTCGGCAGCTGTATCTGCCATAAATACCTTAAATAAAGGGATTTTATTTTCCGGACTAAACATATTTATTTATATTTTGTTATATAATCACTACAAATACCCAATGTATATTCATTAGGTTCTTTTTCAAATACTTCGGGCATTACTAAAATACCTCGTTTATACAAATTTGTTGACCAAATATAACCACGAGAGGTTAAGACTCCAAGGTCGTTTTCATGAGAAAAATAATTTAATTTAGAACCATTTGAATCTAATTCATTTAAATAAGATAAAGCATCCATATTTTTACAATGGATCCATAATTTATTATAGAAATTAGTTAATAAGTCAAATGGAAAATCATATTGTGGTTCATCATGACCTAATTTAAATTTACCATCAACCCACCAAACATCAATTTCTACGTCATATCCAGCTTGAAGTGATTCGTAAATATAATCTGGGTGGTTTTCACGTTCTTTATTGGGGCCATTTAAGTTTCCTCTATGTGATATTAGTTTCATTTTTTATTTTCTAAATAATATTTTAAATCTTCAGGAGTACCTAACCCCCACATTCCATCTGTATTAAATGTACGGATTTCTTTACAATCACTAATAGCTTCATTAAATACAGGGCAAACATAAAATTCACCATTTACACGAACATCTTTTTTAATCATTTGTTCAGCGTATTTAACAAAATCTGAACCATGTTTCCAAAAATAATAACCTACAGTAGCAATATCTGAGATTGGGTTTTTCTCTGCTACTTCAGTAACTAAACCGTTTTCATCAATTTTAGCAAATGACCATTTTGGATGTGTAGCTGTAAATGAAACAATACCACCATCAGCATTGGTTTCATTCATTTTATACATAAATTCATTTGAATCCCATTCTACAAATTGATCCGAATTAGCAAAGAATAATGGTGCGTCATTATCGATAAAATCTTTGGCTAATAACGCGGTACACGCTGCTCCCTCTGTTAGACCATCGGTTTCCACGATTTGACACCCTGGTGCGATTAACTTAAGTAAAGAATCTAAATTGTACTTTTCTCTGTGTTCTTTTCTTACTACAAAGATAAAGTTAGCATCCATGTTTAGGTTTTCTACTACAACCTGAATCATTGGTTTGCCTTTAACGTCTATTAAGGGTTTAGGAAAAGTATAACCTGCTTTAACAAATCTACTTCCTTCCCCAGCCATTGGGATTAAAACATTAAGTTTTTTATCTTTCCATTTAGGTGTTGACATAATTATTCCGTTTTCTATTTCGGTTAATTTTTTAAATATATTTGTATAGGTTACTTCACTTGGATTTTTAACCCTTAAAACATGAGCCTTAGAACGAGAAGCAGCTAATAAACCATAAGGAGAATCTTCTACAATTAGTGTTTCTTCAGGTAAACACCCCATTTTAGAGATTGCTCTCCAATACATTTCTGGGTGTGGTTTAGAATTTTGTACATCCTCATTTGAGATAATATAATCCATAAACTCCATAATACCTAATTTAGATAAAACGGTTAAAACGGTTTTACGAATTGAATTAGAACATACTGCTATTTTGTAACCATCTTCTACTAAAGCATCCATTACAGATTGTAAAGTTAAGTTTGGTTGTAATTCCTTTAACATTTGGAGAGTATATTTTTGTTTATTCTCCCAAATTTTAGAATGTAGTTCTGTAGGTAAACCCTTACGATCTGTAAGCATTTCTAATTTTTGATTAGTTTTTAACCCATCATAAACTGATAAATGTTCATTCCAATCTATAGAATATTCTTTACCCAATGCTTGATTTAAGGCATCATAATGGATATTTTTAGCTTCAACTAAAACACCATCTAGATCAAATATAACTAATTTTATTTTTTCCATTTATCTTGTTGGACTAACTGGGCAATAATGGCATAGTTACAAATATCTTGAAAGGTATCAACTATTGTTTCATTATTAGGTACACGACTACTAATGATTAAGTTCTTCCAGCGATTAATTTTATCACTTATCCTATACCATAAGCCTGTGAGAGCAAATTCCCTTTCATCTTCAGTAGCAAGGCTAGTACCAGCAGTAATGTTATGCATACCGTAGTCAAGATGTTTACGGCTAAATAACTCCAGCTGCTCTTCCATGATATCCATATAGCCAGCATAAATGTGAGGATACTCTTTTTTAACGATTTCTGTAGCTGTAAGGCCATACTTAACTGTCTCTTCTTCTTGTATTTGATTTTCTATGCCAACTGGGTCTTCTTCTAAATATGGATTTTTTTCTCCTGTTGAAGGATCATATTCTGGGATACCATTTATAGTTGGAACATTCCATAACGTTTTATCATCAATACTTTTTCCAGGCATAACTTAAATAACTTGTTTTTTGTCTAAATATTTTTCTATTGTTTCTAATCTTTCATCGGCATCAGCTAACATAGCAAGTGCTTCTTCAGCATTTTTATAAAAATCTTCTGTTGAATGATCTCCAATACCTGCTGGGTTTTTACTTAGTAATTCTAGGGTAAGTAATGCTTTTGATTTATCAGCCATTGCTGATGTATAGAGCATGTCTCTTAATTTGCTCATAACTTTGCTTTCTTAATTAATTTTTCGGTTTCGTCTTCTTCTACTCCCATTTTCCATAAAATACTTCTAACTCCTATATCTTGTAAAATATCAATATATTGATCGGCTTCACCTAAACTACATTCTAGGTAATCAGCAATATATTCAGCTAGTTCTTGATAATTTCTTTTGTTTTCGTTTTTTACGTACTTGAAGTAGACTTTTCTTTTAGGTAACATTTCGCGATAAATGGAATAAATTTGTTTCTTACTTTGTGGATTAACCTTTTGAACATAGTTTACTACATCTATGTAATCCATATTCATAGATACATATCTATGTATCATGTAAGAATTCCATTTATCCCATGAATCTTGCGAAATTTCTTCAGGAGGAGTTTTATAGAGAGTTATCTCATTCAACCACTCGAAGAGGGTTGTCACCTGCTTCATCTCTTAGCTCTTTTGGTAGTGTATCTTGTAATACTTCGCCAGTTTCTGGGTTATAAAAAACTGGGATTGGCATTAGCATATCCTCAGGAGTACCTGCTACAAATTTAGAGACTTTTCTAATAACGAACCCTTGAGCCCATACTTTTCCGTTTTTGTGTTCTACCGACTCTGTGTTTTTAAGGTCGATGTTTGGCATTTGTTGTTGATCCATGACTATTTGTTTTGTTTATAATCTAAATAAAATCCAATCGCTACTAAAATATTCATACCTACACTAGCGATTATTTCGTGTATGTCTTGATATACATTTAAACTTAAATGAACGTGTCCTATCATCCAGAAAGGTATTGCCATATTTTGGCTAATCCAAATTATAAGGAATACTAAGAACTTTTTCATTTTTTAGTACAAATTGGGTGGTGGTAATCTTTTGTTGTTGACGCCCAATAATCCAATCCTTCAGGAATATCAGTTTCAATCCTTTGATGTTGAAAAGTTATATCTAAATTTTGGCTAATAATATCTGAATGTCTTTCTAAGATATAAAAATCAGGTTCAACTCTGTATCTTGGAGATTGATCGGGATTATTAAAGAAACAGAATCTACCTCCTTTTTTTAGGATATTATGAGCATTAGCATCAAAATCAGATTGATCATCATCCCACGTATCAAAATAAATCCCATCAAATTTAGGTAAATGGTAAATTACTTCTTGCCAAGGTTTAAAAATACACCTAACGTGTGGTTTTTGTAACCAACCATCAGCAATCATTTTTCTTTGAACATCAGGGTGACCTTCGATAATCCAATGTGTTTTTGGTTTATGTTCTTCAATATACGAATCAACAATACCCATTCCAAATCCTACATTAAGGACATCTCCTTGGTTATGAGATACAATAGCAGCAGCATCTCTCATAATTTCACGTTCCCATTCCATCATGATATCATCGGCATATCCATTACTATCTAAAATAACTTCATCTTGAATATCAATTTTTCTATTAAAATAGGCTTGTTGATGATCTGGTATGTATGATGTTTTATGCATATTATTTTAGTTCAATTAATTTCTGTATGAGTGCCATGCAGTTGATTTCTTTATCAATACGGAAGTTGGATTGGTAACTATATTCGTTGATATAAATTGCAACCATTCCTTCACGACCACTTGCATATACATTAGCGTTATCATAAAGATAACGATAAAGCTCTTCAAAATCGCTAACGTTTGCGTTAGCAATAGTTTGGCGAATTTCACGCCATTTAGGTTTAGCATTACTTAATTCTTTTAGTATTGATGTCATATAATTAGAAGACACTAATACTGATTTATCTATAACTAATTTTTGGTTTTGAGTTGATAGCTGAATTGTATTAAGACATTTACGTAGATCTGGGTAGTATTGGTTTACAATAGTTTTTAGATCTTCCATCTCATATGTTGTACCTTCAGTTGCCATTACACTAGCAAGGTGTACTGCTACCTCTTTTTTACTAGGAGGGATAACTTTAAGTACTTGGCAACGTGATTGAAGTGGATCAATAATACGCTCAACATAATTACACGTCATAATAAAACGTGTTGTACGTGAGAATGTTTCGATTACATTTCGAAGTGAAGCTTGTGCCTGAATCGTAAGAAAATCAGCTTCATCCAAGATAACCACTTTAAGAGGTTTAAATGAGGCGGTAGAAGCAAAACCCGATACTTTATCCCTAATAGTTTCGATACCCCTTTCATCACTCGCGTTAATGTAAAGGTAATCACAATTTAAATTATTAACAATAAGTTTTGCTAGTGTAGTTTTTCCACAACCTGCGGGGCCGTAAAATATAAAATTTTGAATATCTTGTTGAACTAAATATTGAGCAATACTTTTTTTAATATGCTCATTACCTACAAAATTTTCTAAGTCTGTAGGTCTATATTTTTCTACCAAAAGGGAATGTTCCTGTTTTATCATAACTTGAATATACGATTTATTCTTTATATTTCCAAATGTAACCAGCAGAGGATTTATACATTTGGTTTTTATAACCACTAGCTACTTCAAATATATTTTTAGCTCCAGTTTCACGTTCGGCATCTTTCATATTATCCCATTCTTTAATAAAGTTACCTTGTTTATCAAATTGAAGTACAGATTTACCCCATGTTACTTCTCTACCTGTTAAAGCTTTACTTAGTTTTTCTTTGGTTTCTTTAGATAAGGGTTTTTTAGTAATCCCTTTTCTTTGTTCTGAGAGTTTAAGTTTAAATTCTTCACTATGTGTATAACCAACACTTCCTCCGTCTCCTCCAGTACTTCGATTAACTAAGGTTCCACCTTCATCAATTTGCCTTCTACCTAATTCAGCTATTAGTTGAACTTCGATTTTACCAGCTTGATTTCGGGTGAGGTTTTCAGCAATTATTTCTACTTCAAATCCGTGTTTATTAACGTAGTTATCCCAAAATTTATTTCTCCCAGCCCATTTATTATAAGCTCTATTTCCTTTACCTATACCAACATAAAATACTTCTTTGGTTTTAGGATTTAAATGTGTATAAACATAATATTCTCTCATGATTATACATATTATGGACTTGCTTAAAAATCGAGCAGGACCTTAACAATTTATTTCTCTTTGGTGTTACATTTATCTAATACATCTTTAATTACGTCTAATTTACCCGTTACGTAATCGTCTTGACCCATTAAAGACATTAGATTTAATCTGTACTCTTTCAACCATTCTACTAATTCTTCTTGTGTCATTTCTCTTTGGTGTTAAAGGTTTCAGTTGTCAAGTATTTCTTTACAACTCATTGTTAAAGGTTTCGTTGTAGAAATCTTCAAAAGTTTCAAATTCTTCAAGGTCATCAACAGCAGAATCCCAAGTCTCATTCATCACCTCTTTCTCTTTCTCAAGCATTGATTTTATAAGTGATATAGCAAAGTCTACATCTACTTTACTATCAATAGGAGAGCGCATTTCTTCAAATGTCTCAATCAACTCTTGCATTGGTGTTTTCATAAGCAAATTTATTTGCGGTGAGGAGCCTTGCGACTCATTTCTCTTTTGTTTTAAAGGTTATCAATATGTAAGATTCTGTCGTTTCTGTAATCTCTGGTCTTGCGTTTCTAATTTCTTCTACAATTGGAATTAAAACTTGTTCTTCATACCAAATTGGTTCTTCATCCGAAAACCTAAAACCCTCATACCTTGTGTCCAATCCAAATAAAGAGATATATTTACCATCGTATTCCAATCTATATTCACCACCGAAATGTGGTTTTATTGGCACTTTTATGAAATCACTCATCTTTTGTTGGTGTTAAAGGTTTCGTATTTCTGCGCTACTTCATTCCAAACTTGTAATAAGGCTTGTTGTACACTTGCACTTTCGGGGTAAGCAGTCTTGCTTTGTATTTCTTTAATTCTTTCTGTTGTCATTTCTCTTTGGTGTTAAAGGTTAATACTACAAAGAATAAAAAGAAAAATGATGTTATTATCCATCTGTAATCTTCAATAGGTGTGTCAAATTTGAATTGTGAAGTAAAATATCCGCCCAATAAAAACATAGATAAGTAACTTAATATTGCACTATATATCTTTTTCATTTCTCTTTTGTTTTAAAGGTTAGTATGTTAATACATCTTCCCCCATTGTACTAATATTATAAAACCTAATACTCCAATCTGTAAGTATTTTCTATTCTCATAGGGGAACATCACCCCTCTTCTATACCATAGTTTATTGCTAAAAACTCTCTTTGCATTCCAGTTGTTTACTATTTTAATACTC